TGTGAAATGGAGAGGGAACCCCGCTATTGAGGTAGGCGATTGGGTCACCCTGACAGATAGAGAAGGAAAAAATTTCAAGTCTCCTGTTTTGAATTACTCAATGACGTTCGATGGTGGTTTTAGTTCCGTGATAAGCGCAGACTCGAAAGCTTATTCATCCAATGTGTCATCTTTCAAAGGTCCGCTTCAACAGAAACTTGATGATGTGGATTATAGAATTGATGCAGCGGGTAAAAATAATGTGTATGAAGGGACAGAAGAACCTCTAAATCCCAAAGAAGGCGATATTTGGTTTAAAAAGAATGGACCCGATGATGAAATTTGGGTTTACAAACAAACATCTCCAGGAGTCTTTGAGTGGGTAATGACAACTTCTACAGCTCTCGAAGAAAGTATTAAGAAGCAAATTGAAGATAGTACTCCTAAGGACGAAATCGTCAAGACCATTAATCTCAGTACAGAAATGGACGGCAAAGAGTGGCTGAAAATAAAAGGCGCTAAGTTATGGTTAACGAACGAGACGAAGATTGACAAAGCTATAATCACTTCAGCAATGATTGGATCAGTTGATGCCGGAACTATTAGTGTTGGAACACTAGATGCTGCAAAAATCAGAGTCATTAATTTAGATGCTTCTTCCATCTCTACAGGAATTCTCGATGCCTCAAAAATCAGAGTGAAAAATTTGAATGCATCTGAAATTACCGCCGGCACTTTAAAAGCTATCGATATTCAAGGGGTCACGATAACTGGTAGCAAAATAGTGACTGATGGTTCGCAATTTAGAATGACTCAGGATAATGGGAAATTAACTTGGTTCTCTAAAGAGTACAATAAAGAGTTTATGTCGTTAGAACCCAGCAAATTCGACGGCGCTGATGTTGGTATTTTGAAATATAAAATGGGAATCGGCGGAGGGTTTCAATTAAGAGATAGTAAAGATAACTATGTTATTAGTTCTTATGATAATGGTGCCAAAAATCAAACTTGGTTGTCATTTAGTTCGGATAGTCTTTTTTGGAGTAATAGAGCGTTTGTCCCAGATGCAAACTATAGTTATATTAATGCTTCAGGAGTTTCTATAGTTATACAAGCTAATAGCTATTCCTACAGTTTTGCAAATGGGAATATAACAACCTCTCAAATTAAATTAATGGGCTATCAAACGTCGATAATTAATAGCGGACTGAGAGTTTATGATGGATTGAGTGTTTCTGGCACTAAAAATTCGCTAGTTAATACCCAAAGTTATGGGGAACGACTTTTAAACGCGTATGAGACTCCAGAATACCTATTCGCCACATATGGGAAAGTGACAACTGATAGCAATGGACATGGGCAAGTAATTATAGAAGAAAAATTTTTAGAGACAATCAATACTAAGTCTGATAATTATCATGTTTTTCTTTCACCTTATGAGAACTCTATTGTTTACGCGGAAAACCTAAGAGGAGATTCCTTTTCAGTTAAGTCTGACAGACCCTATGTAACAATGAGTTATCAACTAGTCGCTTATCGTTTAGGGTATGAAGATTTCTATTTAGAAACTCCTAGATCCAATAAAGAAAAACATCCCAATTTACCAACTAAGATACTTTCCTCGGAAGAGGCGACAGAAACTATATCACCAATCATTCCGTACCCGGAAGATGATAGTGATCAGCTAAAATCATATTTAGATAATAAATAGAATTAGTGATTGCTCTTTTCTTTCATCGAATAACTCTAAACACGTTTGAGTTGTAATGATAAATATAAATAATGTAAGTTATATTGCTTACTTTAGGGAGATGATCATATGAGAGATAACGGCTATGAAGTAGATGCAAATAAAGTCATAGAACATTTATTAAAAAGGCTCTCACAAGTAGAATTAGAAAACGCAACTTTGAATGTTGCTCTGGGACAATTGTCTGATAGTAAAGATTCAAAAGTAGGAGAAGGTGAGTAAATGGCTTATGAAAAGCAGACTTGGGTACCTTACGATGATAATAAAACTGAAGAAGAAAATATTCAGGCTGGGGCTGTAGTCACTGCCGAAAAAATGAATTATTTAGAGACAGGATTAGACGAGCATGATAAAAATACGACTAATCCTCACAAGGTAACAAAGGCTCAGGTTGGCTTAGGTAATGTAGCAAATGTGGAACAAGCGACAAAAACTGAATTTGACTCACATACCTCAAGTAAAACAAATCCGCACTCTGTTACTGCTAGTCAAGTAGGAGCGTATAGCAAGGTTGAGTCTGAAAACAGGTATGCAAAACCATCGGACATTACAAAGGATAAAGCAGGATTGGGAAATGTTGACAATTTCGCTACAGCAACAAGGCTCGATGCCGAACAAGGATTTGCGGCAAACGCATTTATGACACCCTTTAGAGTAAAACAACAAATTGATTATCGTATGGCTACTCAAGATGAGACCAACAACGGGGTATCAACAGAAAAAATTATTAGTCCGAGTACTTTAAAGGCTGCTTTAGATGCTCTGAAATCCTCTTATTTACTAAGTAAACAAGAATTTGTAATAAATAGCTCTAACTCTAACTATATTGAATCTGGTCAAATTGTTTTTCAGAGGTATTGGGATGAAGTCTTTGTGACAGGAGTCTTCAAAACTAAAAATCAAATACCAGCAGGTACAAGTTATTTAACGACAGGAGACTTGCCTGATTGGTTAAAAACAGATACCAATAGAAATTTCTTTTCGAAGTATGATAGTACGGTGATTAATATCTACTTGGAACAAGCTACTAACATCATAAAAACGGATGGTGCTGTTATACCTGCTGGCAAATGGGTTGCAGTGACATCTAGTTCATATCCAGTAAGAGAATAGATCTAAACAAGTATTTCAGCACACTTTCGAGTGTGCTTTTTATTTTGATTGGAAGGGGGAGCCAAGTGGATGGAACTAGAAACGCAGGTGAAGGAGCATGAAAACAAGCTTAAACAACATGACAAAGAAATTAGCCGATTGAATGAGCGGTCCCTAGCAATGCAAAAAACAATGGATGAAAGTTTGATTCGAGTGGATGAATCAAATAAATACTTGCGTGAACAAAACACCGAACAAATGAAACAAAACAACGAAATTCTAAACGCGATATTGACGCGCAACACAGATGCTGAAAAACGTTCAGATGAATTAAAAAAACTAAATACGGAAAATCTTTGGAAAATGATTTTAGGTATTGGCGGGTCTGCAGCGGTTATTTTTGCGTTTATTATGGAGCTACTTAAATTTTTAGGAGGAAGATAAACATGGATCTATCTTTTATTACAGAAAACTTTGTACCAGTAATTGTTGTCGCGTGTTTGATCGTAGGCTACGTAATTAAAGCGACACCACTATTTAATAAACTGGCTAATTTATATATCCCATTGATCGTGGCGGTGCTAGGAGCTGCATTAGGCGCAGTAATGAATGGCGTCAGTGTGGAATCCATTGTCTATGGTGCAGTAAGCGGGTTAGCCTCCACAGGGTTACATCAAGTCTTTACAAAACTATTGAATTTAGGAGGGAATGACTAATGTTTGAAGAAGGAAAGTTTGTCACAGCAATTGGCAGTTTTATTGTGAAAGAAGTTGGTGACGAATTCGTTGAATTGGATTCTTTCGGAAAAGGTGGCGTAGAAGTCACAGATACCTATATAGAAAATGGATTTTCGGAAATCACTTCGGAAGGGATCGAAAAAGAATTTGATGGATTTACTGTTGGAGATTTTTTCAAGTTAAACGGGAAGTATAAAGTTCTCCGTTCGAATGACATTTTTACGAAGGTTCAAGCAGGAGAATACATGTTATCTCTTCCCAATCATAAATTGATGGAGGTGGCTTAACATGCAATTAATGTCAGGTATTGCAGGCAGCCGTGGAAGAAATCCCTATGGAGTGGTTATCCACAATGATGCAGCTTCCCAAGGTGCTACTACTACTTTTTATAGAAATTGGTTGCCAAGTCATAATGCAGAGCTGGGTTTCGCCCATTGGTATGTTTGTAGTGACGGTATCTTACAAGTTGAGAATGAAGCAAATATGGCATGGCATACAGCGAATGCAAATGGGAATGCGAATTATATAGGGATTGAAGCTTGTCAATCTATGGGAAATCTAGACACGTTCAGAAATAATGAAGATCGTTCAGTAAAACTAGCTGCTGAAATTTTAAAACGCTATGGACTACAACCGAATAGAAATACGGTAATCTTGCACAAACAATTCTCAGCCACCGCCTGTCCGCATAGATCGGTATCGGTGCATGGAGATTGGACGATCATGCAAGATTATTTTATTGCTCAAATTCAAAAATACATGAATGGTTCTACACCAAATCCTGCACCTAAGCCTCAACCAACCGGAAACAAAAACGGCATTGCGATCGATAATATCACCAAAGATCAGGCGGTAAAAATGGTTCAGCGTATTCAAACAAAGTATGCCTGGACACTTTTACGCGATCAAGTGAAACGTGTGTTGCAACCGAACAAAGTCTATACGCTGGTTATCACTTGTGATTCAAAATGGAAGTATGAGAATGCGGTCAACCGGTTGAAGCAAGAGCTTAAAACCTACTATCCAGGCTACATGCAGCAAAACATTGCGATCGTTGATGGAGACAAACCTATAATCAAGATCGAGGCACGGAATTTGAATGATGAGCAAAGCAAGAAGATGGAAGGCCACATGCGCAATTTCTTGAAAGACATCTTACTAGACGGTCAAACATACGCAGAAGCGAATTCTTACGGAACGTACGATGTTCGTATCAAAGGCGAAGGCTTCAATGATCATGATGCGCCTATTGTATTGAAGGAAATTCAAGAGATGGGTAAAGCGAAGGATGTTGGAATTAATCCAGCACATATTAAAGGATTTAAGTATTAGAATGCGCTTGCAAGATATTAACAAAAGAGCTATTATGAATGTGTAAGTTTTGCCAGAACTTACTTCTTTTTCATAACTAAGTTTCATCTTGATCGGCAACCAGTCGTGTGCGGGCTGGTTG